CAGAAGAAAGGGAGAGTCTATAAAGATCACCCATAAGAGAACAGGAAAGACAATCGGTCTATTTGTTCTAGCAGAAACAAAAGGATCTGGAGCAAGAATTTACTTGGAATTTTCTGACGACTATCAGATTGACCGCACAGAGACCAAATATATCAGCGAAACTTTTACTGCTGACGATTTTAGACAATGCTCTCCAGAAGCTAAAAAACTAATGAATACACAAGTGATTAATGAAATTAAGTGATTATCACTCTCTAGAAGATATAGAAAATTTTAATCTCGTTGGAAATCTAACGTCTGACGAGTTTTCTATTTTTTACAAGGAATATGAAGATGAACTCGAAACAATTAGCGATAGAGGAAGCGACGAATATAATACTATCGACAAGGCAAGGAAAGATTTTCTTTACTACCGTTGCGCTACAGACGTTGAACTTTTTGCTTTGCTATATTTTTCGCATTATTGCACAAGTGAATTTAATGATTTCCATTTGGACACTTTCGACTCTTTTACGCTTGGTGAGCGTGATGTACGGAGTGCCAGTTGCGCCCCTCGTGGTTTCGCTAAATCGACGATCGAAGCAGTTGTTAAGCCTGTACATGATATCTGCTACAAACTTGAGCGATACATTGTTGTGGTCTCTAATACCATTAAGCAAGCGACAGACAAACTCAATGATATCAGAATGGAGTTGCAGGATAACGCTGCTCTCATTGATATGTATGGCCCCTTTTTTAAAACTAGAAATGTTGGTAAGGAAAATTATATCTGTTTTTCTGATGATATTGCTATCAGGCTACATGCGGTTGGTTCTGGTACGGAAATACGAGGAGCAAGGTTTTATAACTTTAGACCGACGAAAATCATTTGTGATGATGTTGAACATTCTGAACACGTTGAAAGTGAAGAGCAAAGAGAAAAGATGCAAAATTGGTTCACTGATGTTATCTCTAAGATCGGCAATACAGTCACAAATATTCGATTTGTTGGAACAGTCATTCACCATAAATCCCTACTTAAGTTTTTACTCAACAATGCAAGATATCGCACAAGGGAATATAAGGCGATCATATCGTGGTCTGAAAGAAGTGACCTATGGAAAGAATGGCAGCGCATTTATTGTGACCTTGATAACGACAACAGGCTACTTGACGCAAAAGATTTTTATACCTCCAATAAAGTAGAAATGGATAAAGGAGTCCAAGTTTTATGGCCTAGCGAAAGACCATATTACAAGCTACAAGAGGAGATAATAGAGATCGGTATCAGATCCTTTATGAAGGAAATGCAAAACGATCCAATTTCTTCAGAAGAAAAACCATTTTCTCCAGATGATACTACCTTTTGCACTGTTGTTGATGGTGGCGTAAAGATGAAAAAATCTGGCAAGTTTATATCTTTTGATGATATGGTATGTCTCGGTACCATAGACCCAGCTTCAGGAAAAAATAAACCTTCAGGTAAAAAGAAGCCCGATTATACTTGTCTTCTTACTGGATGGTGGCACCATAAGACTCAAAGATTATTTGTAACTAAAGATTATACAAAAAGAGTCGCCCCTTCTAAATACATTAACGCTATTTTTGAGCATCACATGCAGGACAACTATACAAGTTTTGGAGTTGAATATAATCTCTATAGAGAATTGTTAATGGATAACATCAGGAAAGAGAGAGACCGCCTTAATGCTGAAATAAGATCAAATCTCAAAGATGGTGACGATTACGAGGAAAAAGAGATAAAGGTTAAGTTTTATGAGATAAATCTAACTGAAAACAAGCATGAGAGGATCTATACACTAGAGCCTAAGATATTTCATGGAAACATTGTGCTGGCTGATAGCTTGTCTCAAGAGTTTTTAGGCATGTTATGGGATTTCCCATTCTCTGCTCACGATGATGGTCCTGATGCTCTTGAAATGCTATGGAATCTGGCAAAAGGGAAGTATTCAAATGGAATAGTGCCTAAAAAGCCATCAGTTAGATAGTATCTTTTTTTTATATCAATTACGGTGTAAACTAGAATGTAGCAGGGGTAAATATGGCCATATTAAACAATCGAATTAGCATCTCAGGCATAAAACAACGATCAAGATCAGCTACAAAGGCTGCTAACATACTTGGTTATAAGGCTTCTAGTGGTGTCTCAAAGCCACAAAAATATAGAAAAGATGTGCTTAATGACATAGATAAATACTATAATTCAGCACAATACGATCATTTACCACCTTGGTCTGATTTTATGGAGTCAGACGGTCAAATATCGTCAAGAGATGCAAAGCCAAAGATTATCTATCCATTTTTGAGAGTTTTAAGCGATAGATTATCAGCTAAATTACTTGGTCAAGATACTTATCCAGATTTCAAGGTGTCTGACGATCCAGATTTTGAATTCTTTGGCGGTCTAGTGGAGAGAGAGTCACTTCTTAAAGCAAAGGTGCAATCTTCCCTGAAGAAATTTGCAATCATGGGAAGTGCCTTTATCAGAACAAAGGTATCAAATGGTAAGCCAGAGATAGAAAGATATGACTCAAAGTTTTGCTATCCTGAATTTGATGGATCTGGTGATCTTATAAAAATAACGATCAAATACATCTTTGAAGATGATGACGATCTAGATCAAAACAATAATCCAAAATTAAAATGGTACAAGATGGAACTTGCTCAAATGCAAGATAACTTCTTCGATACTCCAGAATATGTAAATGGATCTGAGCCTGAATTTACCGAAACTGGAGTTGTAGATCATCAGCTTGGCTTTGTTCAAGGCGTATGGTTCAGAACTTCTTTTGAAAATCACTCTCCAGATGGTGCTACATTCGTCGATAGCGCATTATTTTCATTTATTGATGAATTTAATTACAATATTTCAAAGTCTTCTAACGCAAGTGAATATGGAATTGATCCACAACTAATTATTAGCAATATGACAGAGGATGAGATTGATGATCTTGTAAAAAGCACAGCAAATGCTTGGGCTATGGGTAGAGAAGGGAAAGCAAGCTTTTTAGAGGTAAGTCAATCTGGATTAGATGCTGCAAATACCTTCAGAGAAGATCACTTAATGAAAAAAATAATGGATATAGCCAGAATAGTTCTGCTAGATCCAGAAAAGATTGTTGGAAGCGCACAAAGCGGCAAAGCTATGGAGGTCTTACATGGGCCTATGGTTGATTTTATCAATGAGCTTAGACCTTATGTAGAGGCTGGACTCTCAGAGCTTTACAAAAAGGTTTTAGCTACTCTGATAGAGCTTAATAGAAGAGGCTTTGAGCTTGCTTTTACAATGCCTCCTCAATACATTCCAAAATCGTTTGATATTACATTCTCATGGCCTCCAATTTTCCCAATGACTGCACAAGATAAGCAGCAAACAATTTCATACGTTCTGCAAATGGCTACAGCAAATATCATATCAAGAGAGACAGCATTAAAATGGTTAATTGCTCTTTTGCCAGAGATCCCTATTGAAAGCATTGATGATGAAATAATGAGAGTAAATTCACAACAACAATTTAATACTTTTGGGTTTTAAATGAGTACTAAACTAGCAAGATATGTATTCAGAAAGATTAGAGGAAGAATTATTCCTGTTAGGATTGGAGCAGAGACCAAAACAACAATAAAGAACTTTTCAAAGTCAGCTTTAAGAAAGCTGCAAGGATACGAAAATAAAATGATAGATAGGAAAATAAAGGCGTTCACTTCAGACTCGGTTGTGAAAATTCCTGTTTTTCATGGTTCTAATTATAACTTTTCAAAATTTAGTCATAGCAAAATAGGATCATCAAAAGGAACGGCGCAAGGCAGAGGATTCTACTTCACAAGGAATAAAAAAGAGGCTGAGTCATACGGTAAAAATGTAAAAAAGTTTTACCTAAAAATGAAAAATCCAGCGATAGGAAGCTTTAACGACGGCTTTACGCAAAAAACAATATCAAAAAATGATCTTGAAAAAGTTTTAAAATCTGGAGATCTATCGGATTACGGTGAGTTTGCAAGCAGAAGCAAAGTTGCAAGTGATCTATTAAAATATAATACAAATGATGTTGATATAATTAATGATGCTGGGGTATCTATTTTTAGAAATAATTGGAAAAAGACGCTTGAGAAATTCAGAAAATACACTGGAATAGATGGATCTATTGCTGGAGATACCAAAACAACTCACTATGTTGCCTATAATACCGATCAAATAATGAAAGCTCCAAAGCGAAATAATGTTTACAGCAAGCTTTTAAAAATAAATAGGAAGAAAAAAAACAAACGTAGAGGAAGATAAACTTTTTAAAATATAAAGCGAGGTACAGCATGGGTTTATTTACAAGATCAGATTCAATTTTTGCAGAAAGAGGAACTTTTTACGCAAGTGAAACAATTTTCTCATATTTAAAAAACGCAGGATCAAGAAATTTAAATGTTGATGGTTCTGTTGCTGTTAAAGATTTCGATTATGTTGTTTCAGCTGGCAAAAGTGCTTGGCTTGAGAGATTAAATTTGACTGTATTGAATGATGGAATGGCACCTTCTAATTTTTATGGAGTTCCATCATTGGCAAATGGAATGCTTGCTCAAGTAGTAGATAGTGATGGTGTAACCGTTTTGAAAGATTTTACTGAAGGTAGTGGATTGGTCTGCATGATGTGTTGGTCAGCTCTTGCTGGTGCTGATGCTGGAGGAGCAATTCAAACTGTCGGTGTTGGTGACGATGGGTCAAATGTTAGATGGACAATGGCAAAGTGTGGTGAGCCAATATTTTTAAGAGCAGGACAGATCTTCAGATTAAAAGTTAGAGACAATCTTTCTTCAATGACAAGATTTCTAGCTATGGTTCAGGGCATATTGGTTGATGAGGTTTAGTTATGGCTGTTAAAAAGTTTTTAAAAATGACCTCTAAAAGGCTTGGTGTTGCAGCTAAGAATAAGCTAAAGCTTCACAAGTTTGTTAAAAAAGGAAAAGGAAGAGTTTTAAATCTTGAATATTTAAGTAAGAATAAAAAACTTATTGGATACGCTGAGTCTTATGAGGGTAGATGGTCAAACGTTATGAGGGTTACAAACGTAGCTGTTGAGATGAAACATAGAGGAAAGGGGATTTCTACCGATCTTATGCATAAGCTATTTAATTACTCTTACAGAAAAAAAGCAGTTGGTGACGTAATAAGCCCGATACAGATAAATGTTAGAAAAAAATTTCCGACAGTAATAAAAAACGGCTTAATGAGATCTGTTATGGCAATATCTCATACAAAAGTAAAAAAGATATCAACAGTATCAAAAGATGGAAAAAGAAGCGTTAGATTCGTTCGTCGCAATGGGAGAGTTATCCCCATAAAGGTAAAGAAATGATTGATGAACAAGTTGTATTCAGAAGGATCAGGGGAAGAATTGTCCCAATTAAGCAGAAGCTCAAGAATGATGAAATAATCAAGGGTAGAGGAAAGACTTTTGTTGCAGCAAGTGCTGTTACAGCTGTAGGGTCTGGACTAGCTGCTAGTAAGATGTTTGGAACTTCTAATAAGTATTTCAGAAATTCTGCTGAGCTTAGAGCAATAAGATCTCTTGGCACAAAAGGATCTTCCACATCAAGAAAGATAGCAAAAAAGGCTGTTATGTTTGCTAGAAAAGGCGGCATGTTTTCAAAACTTGCTGCTCTTACTGTTGCTGGTGGTGCGCTTGCAGCAACTACACTTGGAGAAATTGGAATAGGCAAGCTTACAAAGAAATATGGAGTCAAAGAAGAGGCTGGAGAGGTAATTGAAACTATAGTTGGAACTGCTCTTCTATCGGTTCCCTTTCTTCTTGCCAGAAAAGGGGCAGGACTAAAAAGCATTGGCAAGCTAATTAAAAAAGGCGGCCTCAGCAATGCTTTAAAATCTGTTAAAAATACTCCAGAGGCATTTACAAGAGTAGGAAAGAAAAGAAGTGCTAGGCTGATATCAAGGCTTAGAGTAACGAAATATGATCCAGCCAGATCTGTTCAAAAGAAATGGTTTAAGGGGGATATATGAAAGATGGTAAAGTTAGATTTATTAGGAAAAATGGGAGAGTTATACCAGTAAAAGCTAAGAGCGGAGATAGTTCTAAAAAGCTACCAAAAGTTAAAAAGATTATATCCAATAAGAAAGCAAGACAGGCTGCTACTGGTGCTGGAGGTCTAGCTGGAATGTTTGGAATGCTTAAAAAGTTTAAAAGCAAAACTGCTCTCCAAAATATTGTTATTGGCGGTGCTGGATTTATAGGTGGATCTCTTTTAGCATCATCTATTTCAAATATAAAATATACCAAGAAAGCAGTAGGCGAAACAGATTTTGACACAGCAAAAAGGGTATCAATGGGAAATAAGAAATACAGCAATATAAAAAAGAAAAGTAAGAATTAGCAATTTCTCCAGGAGGTGTCCTCGCTAGACCAATTTCAAGTAGCTGTAATTGTTGATTAAATTTTTTACAAAACTGAGAAAAGGTAAAAAAGTGCAGTGGAACTGCATGTAAGAAACAAAAAGAAGTAGAAGTTTTGCAATGTTTCAAGAAAAATAAGTGTACGTTTGATGGTAAGTTAAATAACAGTATGCGCAACAAAAGAGGCAATGAGTGGAATTCAATCCAAATCAGTCAATAGTTGAGAGACACGCAAGGGCACTTATGGGCCTCGAAGAGACTCAGGCTAGGATAATGCTTAAAGAGTATGCTAAAGCAGCTGAGCAGCTAAAATTACAGCTCATGGCGGTCAATAGTAATACCTTCACAGAAACTAGGTTGAAATCAACAATGCTACAGATTGAGCTATTTATGCAGGCTCTTGAGTCTAGACTCTCATCTTCAATATTTGAAAGCTCTGAATTCGTATTTGACCAAGCTCTATCAGATTGTGTCACAGAGATTAATAAGTTTGAAAAAGAATATGCTGGATCTGCTTTGATTATCCCAATTGATACAATCCAAGATTCTACAGACCCAAGAAATGTTCTAATTAATCAATTTTCATCTTCAATCAAGTCATACAATGATTCCACAAGAGCCAATATCCAGAATGTAATGACTCAGGCATTGATCCAAGGAAAGACATACAGTCAGGTAGTAAATGATATAGATAACGAGATTAAGTCTTCATTTTGGAAAGCTCACAGGATCGTAAGAACTGAGATGCACCAGATATACAATGTTTCAAAAATGGATGGTATGACACAAATTAAGGAAAAATATCTTCCAGATCTCAAAAAGATGCTAATTCACCCAATGGACAGCAGAACTGCAAATGATTCTAAGACTTTGGCGGCTAAAAACCCAATAGTAGACATAGATAAGCCGTTTAAGTATAAATATAATGGAGAGCTTAGAGTATTTATGGCACCTCCAGAGAGACCAAATGACAGGGCAATTTTAATACCTGTACGAAATGAATACCTTGATGGCAATGGATAACTGTTGCATAATATAACTAATTGTTAAGAGCAGAACAAAAAAAGGAGCAAAGAGATTATGAAAAAATTATTTTTATTACTATTACCATTATTTGCATTACTGAAGTCTCAGGATGGATTTTTTAGATTTCCTCACTTCCTCATGGATGAGGCTGATGAGGGTGGATCTGGAGGAGGATCTGGAGATGATGAAAGTTCAGATGATAGCGGTGACGACGATAGCGCAGATGAAGACTTTGAGTCATTGCCAGATTGGGCTAAGAAAAAATTTGGCAAGCAAGAAAATGAGATTAAAACATTAAGAAAAGAAAATGGTGACAGGCGCACCAAAAATAAAGGCTTATCTGACAGGCTCGATAAGTTTGAAAAAGGTCTCAAATCGGCCTTTGGAGTTGAGGAACAAGAGGAAGTTGACTTTGAAAAACAGGTGTCTTCATTGTCAGAAAATCTTGCTTCTACTCAATTTGAAAATGCTGTTATTAGCATGGCTTATGAGAACGAAATACCAAAAGATAAAATTGGTTTTTTCAAGTATCGTTTGAATGAAGCTTTGCAGAATCTTGGTGAGGAAGATGATCTTCCAGAAGAGGTTTTGGCTAAGTTAGTTCAAGAAGTTAAGGGGGTAGGAAAAGGTAAAGGCGAAACTGGAGGCGAGGAACATGGTACACCGCCAAATGACGGTAACAATGGGAAAGGCAAGTTTGGAAAACTTACTGCTGAGCAGTATGTGAAGATGACAGACAGTCAAGCCAATGAACTTTTTAAGAATGATCGTGCGACTTACGACCGACTACATGCGGAAGCGAGACAAAAAAGACTTTTTAGAGCTAGGTAATTATTAACGTAAACTTTCAAGGAGTTAGAAAGTGGTAACAAAATCAACAGATTTAACATTTGAGCCGAAAATTTGGCAAGATCATATCGAAGCATACTTCGATCAAAAATTAGTGTATGGCGCATTCGCATACGTTCCAGAAGGTGAGTACATTCCTCACTCTCTAAAAGAAGGTGGAGAGACTGTAAACTTTCCTTACTTCAATAAGATCAATGGGGCTGAGAAGCCAAATGAAGACGAAAATCTAGTTGTTGACAAGCTTACTGATGGCAATTTCACAGCAGTTGTTGCTGAGTATGGAAAAGCTGTTGGTTGGACTAAGACAGCTGTTAGAAAGTCTACTCAAAGCAGAGACAGGATTTATAGAGAAGCAAAATCTCAAATTGCTCGTGTCCTTGCTGAGAGACTAGATAACGATCTTAGAGATGAGACAAACACAGCTGGAAACTTTGAGCAAGGATTCCTTGCCACTGCTGCTGCTGATACTATGAATGTAAAAAGACTTATGACAGGTCAAGTAAAGGCGTTTGGAGATAAGGCTGACGATGCTGAGGTTACATTCATGCACTCTTTCCAATACCTTGATTATGTGACTGACGCAGGAACAGGGTTTATTAAAGCTGATGCAAGTGATCCTTTCTATTTCGTAAATGGATTTAAGGGAAGAGTTAATCAGGGTCTAGTTATTATCGTTAATGATAATGTTACTAAAGTAGCAGACATTGACGGTAAGGCAGCTTATAGAGCTATGATCCACAAGCCAAATTCTTACGGATTTATGCCAGCTGAAGAAATGATGTTTGATGAGGACAATGATGCACTTGCAAGACAAGAGTACGTTGTTGCTACTCAGTGGTATGCTGTGAAGTCATTCCACAAGAAAAAGTCTACTGACTACAAAACTGCTGCTGCGGTAACAACTACAGTATCAATTTAGTTTTTGTGAGGGGTCTCGGCCCCTCTTTGTTTTTGGTTTTTGGTTTTTTGAATATTAATATGTAACAAGGGTAAAAAAATGAATTCACTTAATAGAGGTCATGTTACAGTTACAGTTGGTGCTGTTGCTGCGACTAAAGAAATTGGGGTAATCCAAGCTCACAAGAAAATGATTGTTAGAAATCTTTCAATTGTAGATGTTGCTGCTATTGCTGCAAGTGGTGCTAACTATGTTACTTATGGCGCAAAGGTAAACAATGTTTCTGTTGGTACAGCTGTTGACACTCAGTTAGGATTAGCTGCAAGATCTGATAAAGCAATTGTTATGCCTAGTGATGGTCTGACTAATGATAACGGTATCACACTTGAGAAAGGTGATTTCTTGTCAGTAGATCTTACCGTAACAGGTACAGGCGCACTAACAAATGCAGGCATTCACGCTGATATCGAGATAGTAGGAAACTAGATATTTTTGTCTCAGGATGAGACATGCAAAGTCGCTCATTGGTTTTGCTCTTTCCAGTGGGCGGCTTTTTTAAAAAGAGCTTAAGGAGCAAACAATGACAATCAAAACAAGTTCATCAGATCGATATCATGGAAAGAAGCTTACTGAGACAGGTGAGGAAATTCTTAATAAACAAAGAGAGTTAATTAAAGAAAAAAGAGAGGCTTTGAATTTCAACAAGGAAGACTCTTTAAAAAAGATAGAATCTCTTGAGAGAAAAATTGCTGATCTTAGTGCGATGGTTGAGATTTCTAATAAAACAGCAATTGATTATGAAAATAAGTACAGTGATCTCTTCGCTGAGTTTGAGGTATTAAATAAGAATCTAGATATAGCCAGTAAAAAGATAAATTCTTTAGAAGAACAAAACAAGGCACTAAGCTCCAAGAGAGGCAGATAATGGCATTTGCAACAGATGAAATTCAGAAAATATTATATCATCTTGGCTACCCAGCAAAGACAAGTGATCCTAACTCTTTAGAGTATAGAAATATTATCATGTCAAGATTTGAAAATGTTCCAGCTGATTCTGAAGAGATCATTCTTGGTCTTATAGTTCAGATAGATGATCTCAAAGCAAAGCTTACTAAAGCACACTGCATGATGGGAACAAAACAAGTTGGTGATGTTACTCTTAATCCAGATATGGTTGCTAAGAATCTAAAAGGTGAGCTTAGAAGGTTATATCGAGAGCTATCTCAGGTAATCAATATTAAATATATTGGAGGCATGGGAAGTGTAAACAAGAGGGTTGTATGGTAGACGCTAATGATTGCATTGGTGACGCTATTGATTGCGCTCTACAGGTTAGAGATGATCTTGGTCTCCAATTGCATAATGTTGAAATATTGAAAAGAACTAAATCTGCTGTAGATCCAGAGCTTGAAGGATTTGGAGTAGAAGGTACGATAGTTGATTCCATAGAAAGAAAGTTTTTCCCTACTCCTCAGATAGTTGACTATGGTCATTCTTATGCTGCTAGAGAGGGTGGAAACTTTAAGAAAGGGGATCTTCTTTTAAAGCAGATAACAAAAAATAAATACAAAGAATCTGATATTGATTGCTCTAGACTAGATGGAGAGGGTGATAATATTGAAAGGTTTTATTATATAAACAAGAAACTTTACACTGTAATACATGTTGCAGAGAAAAATTTCTGGTGGAATGTTCAAGTTAGAAAGTGTGATAGCACAGAGGTTTATTTTGGTAATTAAAACAATCAAAATGAGCGATTTATCAAGAGAGCTTGCGCTTGCTGTAACAGACATACAAAAAGCTCAAAAGGTAGCTGTAGCAAACGGCATAATAAAATATCTTCCAGAGATTATTAAAAAATCTCCAGTGGATACAGGTCTATTTGCTCAGTCATGGGATCTTATAGAGTCAGAAAGATCTATAGTGTTAGGAAACTATGCTCCTCATGCTGCTATTGTTGAAAATGGAGCTAGACCATTCACGCCTCCAATTGCTCCTCTTTTAGCTTGGGCCAAGAGAGTTTTGCAAGATGGATCTCAAGAGCCAAATTATTCATCAAGAGTTTGGGCGTTGGCAAAGTACACTCAGAATAAAATTTCAAGAGTTGGTATGGAGCCAAAACATATTCTAGAAGATGCCTTGCCTAAAATAATTAATCAAATAAAAGATGAACTGGAGGCAATGCAATGACAGATCTTATTTTATCTGAGGATTTTACTTCAGTTTGGTCACTTGCTCAGTATTTAGAAGCTGAGCTTAGCAATTCACCTTCTAGACCTATTCAGATATTACATGGATGGCCAGAGCCAGATAAAAAGCTGAAAATGCCTACTATTGCAGTAAGTATGATGGGTGATGCTGAAATAAGAAGCCATGATGCTAGATTTCAAAGGTATTCTGAAATAGCTGGAGATGGAATAAATGTAAAAGCTATATACACTGTAGGGGCAATAGAGATGCAGATTGTAGCTGATATCTGGGAGAGTTCGAAGTCTGGAGTTGGGGCAGCTTTTAGCAGATTTAAGAATGCTATAAACAAGGCTCAGAGACAAAATGTTGATAACTCAAAAGGATTAACATTAGAGCTTCAGGGATATTATGGAACACTAGCAAGATATGACATTGTAAGATATAATTACATTGAGGGAGAGGCAGAGTCACAGCGAAGAGAACATAGAATAAAAGTCGTTTTGACATGTCATTTTAATGAAATAATGGAAGTAACCATGCCTAAAATTGCTGATACAATTCTTGAGCATGAAATTTCAGATAACGTCGATATAGGAGAATAAAGATGGTTTACAAAACAAACAATCCTCTAGAGTACAACAAAGTCGATGGAATCGTGTCTGACGAGACTGCGCCTGCACCACAGGTACAATCAGCAGGTGTTGGAACGGCCATTCTCGTTGGAGTTTTTTCATGGGGGCCTACTGAGCTATCTCAGAAGGTAAGTCAAAGACTTGAGCTTTTTAGAACTTACATGGATACAGCTATAAGCGGTATGGATGCACTTATCAATAAGTCATTCTCCTCTTTAAGAGTTGTAAGAGTTGATGTTGCGGATGCAGTTAAAGCAGCTAAAACTTTTCAGGACATTGATCCAAAAGATTCAGTTGTCTTTACAGCAAAGTACAAAGGTGCAAAAGGTAACGACATTCAGGTAAAAATTGAAGATGGAACAAATTCTGGAAAGAAGTATTCTGTTAAACTGAACGACTCTGCAAATGTTTCATATTTCCCAGAAGAAATTTATGATGATGTTGCTCTTTCAGATGTTCCAGCTACTTTTGCAAATTCAAAGCTTGTAGTTGCTTCTCTTTCTGTTGGTGCAGATACAGATCCAGAGAATACTGTTGGATATGTTGCTTTGACACTTGGATCTAATGGTGCAGCTGTTGATACTGACTATCAGAATGCTATTGCAAAAACAGAAGTTGAAAAGTCTGGAAATGTTGTTTTTCTTGATGTTTATAATGAAGTCAGAAATGGATATTTGAAAGCTACCGCAGCTGTAACTCAAGATAAAATGGTTATTTGTGCAGGCCCAGAAAATCAAACTGTTGCTGAAGCTGTTACGGCTGCTGATGCTTTAAGAGATGTTGATGGAAGAATTATCTACGCTTATAATTGGCTAGAGACAACAATAAGAGGCGTTAAGGTTTTTCAAAGTCCTGCTTCTTTCATGGCTTCAATTATCTCAAATATTGGCCCACACATTGACCCTGCTTATGCTGGTAATAGTCAGTACCTATATGGTGTATCAGCTATTAAGAACGGTCTTTCTAGACCTAATTTTATCACTCTAAAAGAGGGTGGGATT